CACTGTCCCGTATAAGATCGTTGCGAAGTACAGAAATAATGAGATTAAACCTGTATTGTTTCCCTCGGTAATTTTCCAAGTCTGCAAGGAATATAATAACCCATACGTATTGGTAGAAGTAAATGATATTGGCGACAGTATTGCTGCCACTCTCAACTACGATCTCGAATATCCTAACGTCCTTATGTGTGCAATGCGAGGGCGTGCTGGTCAGGTCGTGGGACAGGGTTTCTCTGGCAATAAGACACAACTAGGTGTCAAGATGAGCGTGACTGTTAAGAAGATTGGTTGCGCTAACCTCAAAGCAATTATTGAGGAAGACAAGTTATTGTTCAATGACTTCCAGATCTTCCAAGAACTTACCACGTTTGTGCAGAAGAAACAAGCATGGGAAGCAGACGAAGGATACCATGATGACCTTGTGATGTGTATGGTTCTGTTTGCATGGTTGGTCATGCAAGAATACTTCAAAGAGATGACCGATCAGGACATCCGTAGAAGAATTTACGAAGAGCAAAGAAATCAAATTGAACAGGACATGGCACCATTTGGATTTATTGATGATGGTATGGGAGATGATACATTCCTAGACGCCGATGGTGACCTATGGGCTTATGGAGATAAGCAAGAAGAAGTTGGATATATGTGGAACTACTGATGGATATTGGAGATCAATTTAGTCTAGAACATCTACTCTTTAAAGAAAGGGTATGTAGAACCTGTGGAAAGACGAAAGATTTGATCTCGGACTTTTATTTGACACGCAAAAATAAAAGAGGTCATCCGTCAGCATATGCTTATGAGTGTAAGGAATGCACTATCATGAGAGTAGTTGCAAGCAGGTTGGCAGATAAGATATTAGATCGTTGGGAGTATCCAGATTGGTAGTTCATGCACTGTTCACCACCTCTGAAAGAGTCAAAATTCTAAATACTTACAGATAAATTTTGGAATATCTACGAGGTAAAAACATGGCAAGTCAAGTCTCGCCTGGTGTTATCATTAAAGAACGTGACCTTTCTAATGCAGTTATCGTTGGTGATGTAGCAGTAACAGCTGCATTTGCATCGACATTCAAGAAAGGACCCATCGGTCAGATCGTAAACATCTCTTCTGAAAGAGAACTAATCGATACCTTTGGTGGTCCTGGAGAAGATAACGCTGCTGATTGGTTGGTAGCATCGGAATACTTAGGATACGGCGGCAGACTTGCCGTTGTAAGAGCAGCAACAGGAGTTCTAAACGCAACCCTTTCGGGTTCTGGCGTTCTAATCGCAACAAAAGAAGATTTTGATGGCGGCGCAACTTCTGAAATAGTAGCAGCACGTTATGCTGGTACAGAAGGTAACTACTATCGTGTAGTTATTGTTGACCGTGGTGCTGATGAAATCGCAACCGTTAATGGTCACGGTCTGGCAGTTGGCGCAACATACAACGATGGCACAAATGATCACGAGGTCTTTGCAGTTGTTGACGCTAACACAATTGCAATTATCAATACTGATGGTGTTAAGGCATCTGCAAATGGTGTTACAACAACTCCATGGTATAACAACACTTCGATTGCAAGCACTGGTCTAAAACTCAGCGCAATCGGTCCTCGCCCAGGAACATCTGCATTCGCTGCAGAAAATCACCTGAACTGGGACGAAGTACACGTTGCAGTTATCGACGAGAGAACTAACGCGGTAGTTGAGAAGTTCCTTTATGCTTCTAAACTAAGCGACGCTGTAACTCCAGAAGGTGCATCTAACCACTGGAGAGATAGAGTCAACCTAGAGTCTGGTTTCATCTACTCTGGTGCTGAGCAAATTATTGGTTTACAAACGAATGGTAATGCATGGGGTAGCACCGCTGCTTCTTATGCTGCAACCGCAAGTGCTCCAGAATTTATGAAGTTGCAACTTCCTTCTGGTTCTGATAACTCGTTTGATGGTTACCTCCTTTCTGGTGGTACTGACGACTATGCATACACCGCTGGTGAAATCAGCAACGCTTACAATCTCTTCCAAGACACCGAAGCAACTGAAATTGACTTCGTACTTGGCGGTGGTTCGATGGCAACTGAGTCTGACTCCAAGACAAAAGCAGGAGCAGTTATCGGTGTTGCAACTTCAAGACAAGATTGCATCGCATTTGTTTCTCCTCACGTTGGCAACCAAGTTGCTTCTTCTGGTGGAGCACTAAGTGCTACTCAGCAAAGAGAAAATACACTAGGTTTCTTCGAGACTCTAGCATCAACTTCCTTCGCTGTATTTGATAGCGGCATCAAGTATGTCTATGACCGCTTCAACGATAAGTACCGCTACATCGGTTGTAACGGTGACATCGCTGGTCTCTGTGTAAGAACATCTACTGCTGTAGATGACTGGATTTCTCCTGCTGGTCTAAACCGTGGCGGTCTCCGCAACGTTGTAAAACTCGCTTTCAATCCTAACAAAGCAGATAGAGACGAACTATACCAGTCAAGAGTCAACCCTGTTGTTTCCTTCCCTGGTTCTGGTCCTGTACTATTCGGTGACAAGACCGCACTTGCATCTCCTTCTGCATTCGACAGAATCAACGTTCGTCGCCTCTTCCTCAATATCCAGAAGAGAGCAGCTGCACTCGGCAAGCAAGTCTTCTTCGAGCAAAATGATGAAATCACTAGAGGCGGTTTTGCTTCTTCGATGACATCTTACCTCTCCGCAATTCAGGCACGTAGAGGTCTAACTGACTACCTCGTTGTTTGTGATACGTCCAATAACACTCCTACCGTTATTGATTCTAATGAGTTTGTTGCTGAGTTATTCCTCAAGCCAACACGCTCCATCAACTATGTAACCGTTACACTAACGGCAACGAGAACTGGAGTCTCCTTCAGTGAAGTCGTTGGTAGATAATTAGTAGTATAGCAAAACATTAAAGAGGTAAAATCAAATGCCATTATCAAGCAGCATTAACGGTTTCCTAGGTCAAATTGGACAGGGCGTAAAGCCCAACATGTTTGAGGTAGGAATTCCTTTCCCCGATGCAGCAGGCGGCACTACAGATGGAGAGCTAATCACTCTCCTCTGTAAGTCTACTGCACTCCCTGGATCTTCTCTTGGAAGTATCGACGTTCCTTTCCGTGGTAGAACTGTTAAAATCGTTGGTGACAGAACCTTCGATAACTGGTCTGCAACATTCTTCAATGATAAGGACATGAAGATCCGCTCCAGATTCGAGCAGTGGATGGACCAGATGAATACTCATCAGGAAAACACCGCTCCTCTATTCACACCTTCTGGTGGCGCAGCATCCTACATGAAGGATCTGACTGTAGCTCAACTCCAGAAAGATGCAGCAGCGCCTGGTGGTTCTATTCTCAGAACTTACAAGCTCTGGCACGCTTTCCCAATCAGCATCTCCCAGATTGATCTTGCTTATGATAGCAACGATCAGATTGAAGAATTCTCTGTTGAATTCCAAATGTCTTACTGGACTGTTGAAGAAGGTGGAATCTCTGGTATCAGCATTCCTGCTACCAACTAAAAATCAGCGTATTTCTAGTTTCATAAATAACTAGAAGCACGTTAATTTTGAAAAGGTAGTCATGAGTCAGTTATTTGGCTTCCAGATTAATCGCAAGGAGGGTCAGAAGGGTCAGTCCCCTGTCCCTCCTAATGCTGATGAGGCAATTGCTGTAGCAGCAGGCGGATACTATGGAACGTATGTAGAGACGGATAATCAAGCTCGCAATGAGTTTGAGATGATCCGTCGTTATCGTGATATGGCACTACATCCTGAGGTAGATAGTGCAGTTGACGAAGTAGTCAACGAATTTATCGTGAGTGATGCTCACGATTCTCCAGTAGAAATCAACTTAGATAATCTCGAAGTTGGAAATGGAGTAAAAAATAAAATCAGAAAAGAGTTTGATTATCTCAAACGTCTGTTGAATTTTGATAATCGCGCACATGAGATCGTGCGTAGTTGGTATATTGATGGTAGACTATTCTACCATAAAGTTATTGATCTAGATAATCCAAAGAAAGGTATTACGGAACTTCGTTATATTGATCCAATGAAGATCAAGAAGGTCCGTCAAAAAATTGACAACAAACCGAAAGACTCTCTAGGTAAAGCAGCAATCAAAGGCACTGCACTAGAGTATGAATACGGTACGTTTGTTGATTACTACTTGTACAATCCAAAAGGATTTTACAAAGGTGGTGTCCTAGGACCAGTTGGTGACATGTCACTTTCACAAGGTG